TCTTTCCCAAGAAGCGTAGCTAAAGAACCGGAACGGATCATCTGTGTAAGCTTCATGCTTCCACGTGGGTCCCATACGGCCTTTGGGTTTCTGCCAATCCCAGAAAGGGATTGATCCGGAAACCACTTTCATGTGACACGACTCTTCCGCTTCTCTCGGCATGATATATGCCATAGGATAGGCGCACTTTCGACTCTCTTGAGGGTCTGAGTGTTCAGAATTAAGAGTACGGTCCATGCGATGTGCAAACCCGCCCAGGAACGTTACCCCCCAACCATTCGCATTGAAATGCGAATAGCCAAGGAGACGTGACTCCGTTATATCCTCAGGTACCTTAAGCTTCCGGCTCTTCTTGATCAGCTTTCTATAGCTGAACCAATAGGAGTTGGTTACTTTCGGGATAGTGAGGTTAAACGGTACCTGAATTCCACAGTCGATAGTTTCCGAGAAAGGAACAAGAAGCGCTTTGCGGCGCAATGACCCCTTCAAGTAGCGTACTGTGTTGACAAGCGAGACTCCAGTACTAGCAGACCAACGGGTCAGTCTGTTAATAGCTGAGTACACTTCGAGATCAGTCTCAAGTTTACGAATGTATACACCGCGCACGAAGTGCCCGTTGTACCAATCGTATCCGCAAGACTCCCGGAAAGAACCGGTATTAAATGACTTAGTGTCATTCACCTTGAAACCCAGTTTAGTGAGCATTTGGCAAAGGAAGCCATAAGCCTCCTTCCTGACGATAATATCGTCGCCAAATACTCCGAACTGAGTCTTGGGGCAGGATGAGTCAAGACCCATCATCTGATACACGGCTCTGACCGAACACGCAAAAATGATCGTCTGCAATGGGAACGTAAATCCATTTCCCATTGTGCTAATCATATTCAATGCTATCTTTTCACCGCCTGGGAGCTCGGTGAATTCACTCCGAAAAAGCTTGAACCAGCCCAAAAGGCCAGTATGACAAGCAATCCTTTGAACGAGTTGCATTGAAATGCTATCGCTCGCACTCTGCAGGTCGATAGTCCCGAAGGATCCATCTAGACTGCCGATACGAGCTAATTCCCTATTGTGGTCTGGTTGAGTCTTAAGGCTGATGCCAAAAGACCTCTCCAAACAATCACAGAGGAAAGCACCGAGGGCCTGTTGCATCAACATGTTCAGCAATGGCTCGGTACAGCACGTTCGCGTAATCTCGGTTGTCTTTGGGACGAAGAACAAACGATTGCTAGCGACTAAAGATTCTCCAAACTTAACATGGCGCTCGCGTTCAGCGAATGACCATGTGTCGGATTCTACAATAGCCCCCCGGTAAAGGGTAAGTAGGTGTGGGTGTGAAAATGTGATGGTCGAATTGAAAAGCTTTGTATAAAAGCTCTCGTTCTTGCATCCCATACTTGCACCCGGTCCTACCGCAAACGTCTCTCGAATATATTCGAGGTCAAAATTTGCGTCACAAGGAGTCAAGGCTTTCAGAAAGTTATCCTGAAAGTAATCCCAGAATAGGGAATCTTGCTCGCTTACCACCGGAAACTCGAAAGGATCCGTCGAGATAGAATTGTTGATGCTTAGGAACTTTATGAGTCCGGCACCAATAGCTTCCTCTGACATACCCTCCGGCTCAAGCTTCTTATAGAAGCTCCGGTGTAACATTCGGCCCTGGATCTCCGAAACACCCATATCCGAAGATATAGGTGCGTCGAACTCGCGGATACCGTGCGTTGTGAGATCTAGCTCTAGAGATTTCAGAAGTTCCTGATAGGGAAACATCATAGCTCCAATTACGTTGAGGTTCAACACCAAAAGCGTATAGACGCGTGAACTCGCCTTCTATGACTTGCGTAAGATGATGATTAACATCACGACAACACAAACATAGACAACGAGCGACTCTATCCCCTTCATGATTGCTCACAAAGGAACTAGAGGACACCTTGGACAACGGTGTCGCCGATACCCGAAGAAATCTGGGCAACGGCCCCGAACAAGAGGCTAAAAGCAGCCCGAATGTTCGGCGCGTCGGCAGTGTCCGCACCAGCAGGGATCTCCATGTTCAAGGTAAGAACAAGAGGCTTGCTGGCTTGGCCTGCCAGAGGAGTGACGCCCTTCCTGACGATCAACTTGTAGTTGTTCATCGGAACTTTCATCAACACCCCCGTGACAGCGTTCACCGGCGCCAGAACCTGAAAGCTCTGAGGCCGAAACATCGCCACGGAAAACGGGCTGCTAACCGAGTGGGAAACCACACCGGCTTGCGTACCCGTCAGAGCCGTCACCACAAACTGCTTGGAATTCGAGTTCGGCGGAGTATCCGCTGTGATCGTGTATCCAGGCGTCGTGAAACCGGTCTGAGCGCCCCCGGTGACAGGGGTTGTGAGAGCAAAGGTCATAATTGGACCAACTTTCTTGCAAAATGCTTTGATCAGAAGCGAAATGCTTTCGTCTGCGCCAGTAGTGCCGCCATGTTATACCATTTCGTACTGTCGATGCCAGGCATCTTCAGTATAAAAGGTGGAAACGTAGGCAGCATGTCAGGAATAGAACGATTGAGCGTGATCAGTTGAAACTTCCGTGAGGAAGTGGATTCACCGTCGACGATTGAGCTCCGGTATGAAGTGTCGCCTCGCCCGCCCATCTGCAGAGTATACTCTGAGGTGGTTACGAGCTTCTCGGTACGACATACCCAGGATAACTCATTCGTACTTGTAGTTGCTGATTCCAGAATAGTTCCCAAATTCGAAAAGTAATCGATTAGGAAACTCCACGGAGCTAGCTCGTACAAGGCTGGCACGAAAGACTCGATGTTAAATCCAAAGCATCGAGCTTTATAGGCCAGCAGTTCTTCGGAAGGTCCGGCAACTCTCTGCTTCATTCCCACAACGTACTGGACACTGGTGCGAGTATGTCTAAATCCGAAAAGATCACTTCGGATATAGAACAACCCGCCCACGTCTCCGTGTGCGTCAAAGGTTTGAAGATAAGAGTCAGTAGGCTTCGACTTCGCACGCAACCTGAGCTTACGCTCAGGCTTCGTATAAAGCCTGATAGCAGCGTCCACAATATCCTCAACATCGGATATAAGGGGCTTCATACCGAAAGCATACTCCAGCCAGGTACCCGCCATCGCATCTCGCAAGGTGTTTAGCCTTTTGAGAGTGAGAAAGCGTTTGCTCCATCCTCTGCGTTGTTTCACACCTAGAATTACCTCAGCCCGTTTTAATTTTAACAGGTCGAGATACTCGTCAGTGAGAGCCTTCGCAGCGGACAGGGGATGCCTGAGCATGTGCACTGTTTCCCTTAGCTCACCAGTAAAGATGAGCCCGTTAGTCCCGCTCTGATCATTTCTGATCTTTGCGTAGATTTTACCAAGGGCTTGGGCCTCGTTCTCTGCAGTGATACCTGCTACGTGTCCGAACATATTGTCGGCCACATAGGATTGCAGGCTGAGAGGATGACCATACACGGACGTACTTACAAACGGGATCCAGGATACGTTGTTAAAGTATTCGGACTCGTAAGTAAAGTTCGCCGGTTGTTCCTCTACGACATACAAACGTCGAAGGTTGTAAGGCGATCCGGCATTGCTGCCTGCCTCTACCTTTTTACGCCAATCGTCAACTTTCACCCCAGCTTTGGCTCCGGAGAAATTATACACTCCATGGTTTGCTTGTAGCACACCATTGATGTAGAAGAAATCCGGCACCGTAGTGAGGATGGTTTTGACGTATGGTTGCATTTGTAAGACCTCTACTGATGGAGAACATCATCAGCGACCCCCTATG